AACTTAATCTTTGACTTATTCAACAAGGCTTACAGAAAGGCCGAAAAGAAAGCAAAAGGCTAGCAGTCTATGCACCAACCAAGGAAAGGGCCGTAACGGACAAGCAGGAGCTCCTAAGCGCAATTAAGCTCATCGAGCAAGGGCTAGCCAATAATGACGTAAGCCAGTTACAAGGCAAATTAGCCGCCTTAGGAGTCAACAGCAACCCGCTAAAGTAAATCTTGTTTAGCTACACAGAGCAGGGCAAAAACGACACAAATACACACAACGACCATAGGAAAAGCCTCAAAGTAATAGGGGGGAAAGGAAAGATCCGCCATTATAGGGCTTTCATGCGGGGTGTATAATGCTTTTTTGTTATGTAAATCATGCACTTAGGGTACGAATATGAATGAAGTGAGCAACCAAAAGCTAGAGGTTGCGGCCTCCATGATTTTACTCCGATTTTACTCCAACGAACTGATACTGAAAAAATCTTCTGGGTAGAAAAGTTTCTGTAAGTCATTGATTTATAAGGAAACCAATGTCGTATCGTTGCCAACGAACAGGTCGGGAGTTCGAATCTCCTTTCCCGCTCCAATGTCAAAATAACCTATATATATCAATAGGTTAAGTGGACTTAGGTAGGTCGTTACGCATACAGCGAACCGATCTGCCTAGGTTCTGCTTGTAAATAAAGCGGATCGGTAAAAATATAACAACGAACTGATCCTCTGTCATTCCAGCAGTTTTCCTTCCAACTTCCTGCCTACTTCTTTTTTGCGGCCCTCATCCAAATGCTGGTACAAAGACATGGACGAAATTGACTTCCAATTGCCTACTTCCATCAACTCTTTGTTCTGAGTACCGCTACTCATATGCCAACTGGCAAAGGTGTGGCGGCTATGATGAAACACCGTATTGGGCTTTATTCCTGCCCGACGCACAGCCTTCTTCCATGTCTTGTTGGTCATCACACCATCAGCTAAAGTATCCCCTAAGTGTTGCGGGGTAGTCTGCACAAAAACAAACTGTAGCTTTTTAACCAGCTCTGGATGCTTCTTTAGGAGTTCCTCCCTAATGTCCCAGCGCCTATCCAGCACAACCTTAGCCTCCTTGGTCAAGTACAGGAGAAAACCCTCACCGTTTTTCGTGTAGGAGTGGGGAATTAACATCTTTTCAAAACCCCTTGTAATCCAATCCCACTTCATTAAACGGATGTTAGCGTTGCGCTGGCCTGTCGCTAAACCCATTTCAAACATATCACTCCGTAACGGGTCAAGGTATTTAATCAAACTACGCGCATGCTCCGGCGATAAGTGATCCGTCCGAGGGCTCTTTGCGAGCGTTTTGATTCGAGGCTTATCATCAAACTTAACCCCTAGCTCGAAATTAGCGTAGTTCATCGCCGCCCGAAGATAAATGAGATAACCATTAATCCCGTCGGGCTTCAGTCCCTTTGCGTTCCTTAACGTCTTCTTCATGTTCGTAACGTCGCGGATGCATATAGAGGACATTTTACGCCCAGCAAACATGCCAGAGGTCTCATCAAACAACACCTCAAAGTCTGCACACTGCTGTGCCTTCTTTCTTGTATACCGGTAAACTTTGCCAGATGCGGGGTCTTTCAACTGCTGTGGCACTTTTTGCATCATCCACGTTAAGCTACTTATGGCTTGTCGGCTTTTCGGGTTACCGGACTTTTCACATGGTTCGTCGAGATAGTCATTTACTGCTTCTTCAAAAGTCATAATCATTCTCCTTGTCTGACTTTTCTACCCAGAAGCGTTTTTAGTATAGATCAAAAAAACACCAATGGATAATAAAATTACTCTCAAATAGGTCTTAACGAATTTCCTGACGGCACTCCTATAGTGTATTCGCCTTCTGGGGTGTACCAGTCTGAGCCGACCTCATGACCAAAATCCACAAGGCAGAGGACGGTATAAACATCATCAACCCCAGCCTCTACATCAAGTACACAAACTCGCTCACCATCAATTGTTTGAAGCGTTGTAGACCAAGGTATTGAGTGTTTAGGGCTGGAGGAAAGTATCTCTAATACAGTCCCACGGGAGGCGTTATAGGTAGTCATTTATAAAACCAGACGCGGTGTCCACCCGTCGGCAGTGTGCGTCTCGCGCATCTAATGTTCGGAAGGTGTCTTCGAGAGTTGGTTTTGTTACGCGCAATGATTCCGCAAACAGCGGCAACGGCCTCAGTTCGTGTTGTAAAGAGAACCGAGTCCCCGCTTTCTACGCCATCGACCCACGCATATTTATCCCTTTTCGTGATTTGGGGATTTGGCATAGGTATATTTTTTTCAATTTCCATCATCTTCTCCGTGTGTGATTAGGGGTTCGTCGCCGACCACAAGTGAACCAAGCTTGCAATAAAGGCACTGAGGAGGTTGCCTTGGCCTAGGGGATCTAGTGAGCTAACTCACCTTCCACTTCTTCCTGCGGTGCAATAGCGTCAGGCAAAAGCTTTACAGCTTCCTTGAAGTCCGCATCATTGCCAGCTTTAGCCGCATTGATCAGTGCTACCAGCAACCCAATAGCTTGGTTGGTTTGCTGAGTTGCGCCAAGCTTCTCCTTACATGTATCAGACAGATCTGAGATGTTGTAAGAAAGGTTGTCGATAGTTATCACTTGATTCTCTTCATTGCTCATGATTTTTTCCTCGCGTCGTGGCGAATTATTTCGTATTTACGCGGCGCAGAGACCGCAATTTGTGCCTGTGGAACCACCTTCTCGTTTACAACATCACCGCGCCCACAAGCATCGCAGTATTGTTTTGCCCTCATAAAGAAGTTCTGGACACCGACCATCGATATGTTGATGTCATTTGCAAGCCAGATCCCTTCGTCACCAGCCTTCATCAAATGCTCGCTAACACCCTCTTTTGAGGTGATATTAACGAGAGCGTCCTGATTTCCGCGATGATCTCTGACCCTCCGAACCCACAACCGGTGGTCGAAAGATCCCTCCAAGTTAATGGGGTTAAGGTTTTCACCGCCGTATAAAATCGAGTCAACACTTCGGGTAAGTCGTAAAGCCATTGTTTATTTCCCATATTGTCCCCTCAGACTAATGTTGGTGATGGCTTAAATCTAAAATGGCAGATCATCGTCAAGAAAGTCTTCCACTACAGCCGCTGTCTTTTGCGGTGCAGAGTTAGATACGGGGGTAGAGGCAGGAGTATTTACATTGCCACCGGATTCAGTGAACTGCTTGAGATCCATCATGCCGTTACCAATCCAACTGTCTTTAATTTGGAGGACATAACCATTGTCAGTTTTGACCGCCTTACCTTTCCAGTTCATCCGCATAGTTTCAGTTCCAGCTTGGCTCAAGCCTTCCTGCAACCAGTTGATATAAGATTGTCCGATTTGCATAAAGCCGTCGTAGTCATGGCACTTATCATCAGTCGCCCATGCTTGACCCTTGTCTTCGCGAAGCACCCTTAAACGCTCCATCTCTTTCTGCTTCTTTTCTGGTGTCAGCTTGTACAGCCGGCCATTTCCTGCGTGAACTTCAAAACTAGTACTCATAATTATTCTCCATGCCTGATTGAAATTTGTTTAGCGCCTGTGGTTCTCCTAAAGGATTCCATCTGGGCGTCTTTTTCTAACACAGCCTCTTCACCACCGAGGAACTCAAAGGCTCCCTTGTAGTCAATTGGCGGATTCTTTGTGATGATTTTTATAAGGGTCTGACCATTGCTAACAGAGGATTCGTATTTTTCCCCGATGATTTTTTTAAGGTCATCCGATGACTTACCAAGCACATCGAGAGCTTTAAGCTCCTCCGATATGCGGCCTTTAATCATTAGGATTCTGCCTTGAACTTTTGATAAGTTGTTAAGGTCTTCATCGTTAGTCACGGTATCGAAGTCATCTTTCTTCAGTGAAGCGCAATGTTCTAACCGAGACTCTTCATGCTCAAACTGAGACTGAATATGCCTATACCAAGCGTGATAAAGGTCGAGTCGAGAGATCGTCCCCTTGTCTGCTTGGGGTAGGTACTTGCGCGATAACAGCTCACTTAGAAAGTCTTCTTTGCGCTCTACCCTCTCAAGAATGTACTGAGGTTCCGAGGTAGGAGAGGTCGCTAGATAGCACAAAAAGTCACACCAATCGACATCCAGAACTTCCATTTGCATATAGACTTGCATCAGATACATTGGCTTGTCGTAAACAGAGTAGGGGCTCTTCGTGTATTTAGGATAGGGCGCTTTAAACTCTGCACAGCCGTCAAGACCTATCAGCCCATCGGGGCTAGCGGCGAGAAAGTCATACTTAGGATGAACAACAAGTCCAGTTTCTTCAACGGTGTAACCCTGAAGCTTCTCAAGGAAGACGCGAGCATGCTCTTCCATGTTAGAACCATGAGCGACTGCCGGAACCATAGTGAATTCGCTGGGCGCACCTGATAAAGCTCTTACTTCCTGCCTAACAAGATCCGCCGGCTTCATGTATTTATGCTTGCCTTCATACGCGGCACACACAGAGCCTTTGATCTTTCCAGCTCTGGCGGCATGCCATTCGGGACTGCCTTGAATGGCTAAACTCATATGCCCAACGCCTTTAAGTAGGGCTGTGCCACACCTTGACTCACAAAACCTTTCCAGCCTATCGGTGGGATGCCAGTACATACATCATCTAATTCGTGCTGGAGATAAGCGCCAAGCTGTACATCTCTAGTTTTTGGCACCGAATAGCAGTTAAATACAAAGGTGCCTTCATCTTCCTTTCTCGACTTCAAAGGAATTTCAACACTGACGGGAATTTGTTTAATGCACTTAAAAACAAAGCTGTAAGGGTCGGAAAACTCATCGATAGCCCAGAACAGATCCGTGCTATTTTTCGCAGTAACGATCTGCACCCAATGCTTGCTTTTTGCTACAGCTAGATAGGCTTTCACTTGTTAGCACTCCAACCCTTAGCCTTGCAAAGGTTTTCCCATCGATTTTCTTCGTGATCATCCCAGCCTCTATTTTCCAGACCGCCCAAGTAGCGCCTATAAATTTTCATTCCGGCGGACTTGTTAGTAGCTTCAGTAATCTTTGTCGTGACCCATAATGCTTCGACTTGAGAGACAATGTCAGCAACTTCAGCTAACTTCTCAGCAACAACGTCTTCATGCATCTTCGGAGCAGGAACACCACCAAGCCACATCTTGTAGCCCAACCCAAACTCACCCAACGCCTTGACTCTTGCTCGCTGTTTAGCGACATGTATTTGCATTGCGTTTGGCGCGATTACAGCTTCACCAAATAGGTGAACGGGAAGGTAAGTAATGTTTGTGTGATTGCCGATAGTCATCCGGCAACGGACTTCTGCGGAACCGTCATCAAAGTAATGTACTTCTCGGCCAGCAGGATCTTCAGAAAATTCCCAAGAGTACTCAGGAAACATGCCCATCATAATTTCGTGGGCTTTCATGAGAGGGAGGTATTGAATTGTTTTTTCGTTCAGGATTTCTTTTTCAGTGCAGAACTCTTCGACGTCAATTTCGGAGAGGGTCTTCCAGATATCAGATCGGGTAATCTTTTCCATGTCTATCAACTTAAATAAGTTAGAAGACTAGATTATACCCATCTAATACATCAAAAACAATTAAATAATGTAAATATCATTAAACTTGTTATTTCTTCCTCAACGGAACGATGTTAGAGGCTGAATTAAGGCCGTGCTTTCTTAGAATCCTGTCGTGTGAAATGCTGATCTTGCCGAAGTGTTTATTGTAGAAGCCCTCAACGTCTTTAATGGCCTCCAGCATAGTTAGTGTGCGACTATTGCTCTCGCCCTTGGGGCTACCCGTAGATCTTGATTCGAGCTCAGGGCGATCATTTATGAACAAGGCTTCGGGTTTAATTATTTTATTTTTATTTTCCATGACAGGTAACCCCGCAGAAATCACAACTAGCCCACCAAACCATAGCCATTGAGACATTTCCAAGTCTACTGACTGCGTCAAACGTATAACTTCCTAACCATTGATGTCTCATAACCTTCCCTCCGAAAGAAGTGGTGTATTATTTTTGTTTCCCTTGCCGCTTTAGACAAATATGTATAGGGGTTTATACACTACGCCAAGTTGATCTGTTTAGCAACAACTTTAAAATCTGACGTTAGTTCCAGCTCTATACCAAAAAAAGCTTGACGTTATCCAGCAAAAATTCCGTCTTTTCTTCCTCCTGATACAGCATGACAAGTAGCTTTGAGAACTGAGCTGGCGACAGATCGACGTTAGCTTCTGCTTCGTAGCTTTTTAGAATAGTCGCTAGGCGCTCGATTTTCTCTTGGCTTAAGCCGTCGCTACGCGGGGTACCGTTGATCCAATGATGAATATCAATATCATACTTGTCAGAAAATCTAAGCAGAGCTTTAGAGTCTCTCGGTAAAGAGCCCAAAAGCCATCCGCTTGCCGTTGCGTGAGAGACTGAAACTTCGTTAGCTATCGTTGTGGCTCGTCCCCAGCTTATTACTCCTGCTTTGTCGAGAGCCTCGTTAACGACTAAAGCTCGATGGCTGGTGTCATACTCTTCATTTGTCTTTCGTTTACGGTTCATCTTTATTCTCCTTTATTCGCGCCTTGCTCACGACCAAAAAGTGAAGGCCAATTGACGACACTGTCATTAGCAAGTGCATATTCTATATTATTTGGCATAAATGGCAAGGATATCTATGGCTTAAATTTAAATTGCGCGAGCAGTGCTCAAATTTAAGTAAGTAATGGTGGCTAATTTGTATAAATTAATGAATAATGATATCTTTGATGGAAATACAACTACAAGATGGTTGAAGACCTCAACAACAAGGAATAGATATGATTTTTCGTCGAGCATCATACCCTCAAGAAACTTTTACGACAATTCCAAACGCGCTTTTGCGCGGAAATAATAAAGCGTCTGAACGAAGGTCTGATCTTCTTTCTGCTGAGAGTGTGGGTGTCTTGGTTTATTTACTGTCACACAGGGCTGATTGGAAGGTCACGAATAAGCAATTGTCAGGTCATTTTAAGATGAGCCCGAACAAGGTCACCAAGGTGAGTAAAGAGCTTGAGAAAGCTGGATACCTGAAGCGACACATCACTCGCAACCTTGAAGGTCAGCTTCTAGGCTGGGACTGGGAAGTCTATGACACACCTAACCAGATAGCTGGTAACCCAGATCTTAAAAACCCACATCTGGCTAAACCACATGTGGTAATTGAAGAGCTAAGTATAAAGATAGAGAAAGAAATACTATTAAAGAAGAAAGCGTCTGTTTTTGATATTAAACCTTCGGGCGTTAGTACAGCGGCTTGGACTCAATGGTGGGACTACAAGATCAAGCGATCAAGAGGCAAACAGCCAGCGGCATCAACAGTCACTCGACAGACTAAAGATTTTGAGATTTTTGTTAAGGCGAAATTTGATATCGATGAGGTTGTTAGCTTTGCGATCAGTAGGCAATGGCACACCATCGGAGATCCATCGTGGCAAACGCTTCATAAGTTCCAAAACATATCTCGCAAAGATGATCTGCTTGGGGCTGTCAAATAATGGACATTCGCGATCTATCTAGAAAGCTCGGTGATCATGCCTCCGGTATTTGTCAGGAATTGTACCCCGACGGAAAAATTGAGTCAGGGTGCTACAAGGTTGGATCGATTGATGGTGAAAAGGGCCGGTCAATGTCGATCTATCTGCATGGTGAGCAAGCGGGTAAGTACATGGACTTTGCCACAGGCGAGGGCGGAGACATGCTCGATCTTATCCAGCATGCAAAGGGAATCTCTCTCACGGAGGCTATGGACTACGCTAAGAAGCGATTTAACATACGAGATGGCGCTCCGGCAAAAAAATTCAGCGGCGTAAAAAATAAAACCTACTCCAAACCTAAACTCCCAGAGCAAGACAACAGCAATATCCTCCACGGATACATGGAGAAGAGAGGCTTCAAGGACGTAGGGGATATATGTTTCCGATACAAAATTTATGAGACTGACGCGAGGGGCGGCAAGGATGTTGTATTCCCTTTTCACGATCCCTCTGGTGAGCTGGTCTTCATTAAGACCAAGCCCATGGATCATGATGGAAACCCTTCTACACAAAAAGACTTAAAACCAATCTTGTTCGGGTGGCATGCACTGCCGGCTGATGCTAGGGAAGTCTGGATTACCGAGGGCGAATGGGATGCCATTGCTTGTAGTGAACTGGGATTTTCAGCCCTATCAGTGCCGATGGGCGGAGGAAAAGGAGCAAAGCAAACTAAGTGGATTGAGGCTGAATACGAGAACCTTGCCCGATTTGAGCGAATCTTGATAGCTACAGATATGGATGAGCAGGGGGAGTTAGCCGCCGCAGAAATTATGAGTCGTCTAGGTGATCGTTGTTTCCGAATTAACCTACCGACCAAAGATATCAATGAGCTTTTGATGAGTGGCGAGAGTCCAAATGCGGCGTATGAGCATGCTCAGTTTGTACTGAAGTGTGCCTATGACGAAGCAGTGTGGAAAGATCCATCAACACTCAGATCAGTGATCGAGTTTGAGGATGACCTTGATCAGTTTTTTAGTATGGAGGAAGACACCGCAGGATTCGGTTCAGGGTGGGCAAAGCTTGATGAAGAAGACATTCGGTTCAGACCTCATGAGTTATACCTTGTAGGAGGAATAAACGGTCACGGGAAGTCTTTGATGCTGGGGCAGATCGCACTGAATGCGATTGAGCAAGACCAGAAATGTCTTATTGCCTCAATGGAGATGCCAGCTCGCGCAACGCTAGGGCGAATGATGCGTCAAGCCGCTGGCGTAGGAACACCCCCGAAGCCTTACCGCAAATCAATTCTTGACTGGCTGGCACCTAACCTATGGCTCTTTGTCGATAAGCTGACCCCAAAACCAAAAGATTTAATGGATTGCTTTGAGTACGCCTATCGTCGTTACGGTATCAACATGTTTGTCATTGACTCACTAACGAACATGGTTCGCCAAGACGATTACGAAGGTCAGCAAAAATTCATTGAGCAGTTAGTTAATTTCAAGATGGCTTTTCCCGTCACCATTTTTTTAGTCACCCATGTTCGAAAAGGTGAGAACGAATATCTAGCTCCAAATAAATATGACATAAAAGGCTCCGGCGGAATTGTCGACCTGTGCGATGGGGCACTTATAGTTTTTAAAAATAAAAAGAAGATCGAAATGATGGCACAGGCAGAGATGTTAGGGGAGGAAGCTGATGATAAATACACAAAACAGTGGGACTCATATCTCGAAGTTGTCAAGAACCGAAACGGCCAGTGGGAAGGCAAGGTTGGATTTGAATTTGATACCCAGTGCATGCAATACAAAGAAAGAAAAGGTTCCAAGCCAAAATATTACATCAACTATTCAAAGGAAAGCTAATGGACGATCAGGAGCAGTTTGCAAACGCAGTTAGAGAGGCTGGGAAAGCTATCTACAAGGCGGAAGCCGCATTAGGTCGGGCTGACGCTGATGAAAAGAAAATTGTTGCTATGACGATGGTTCGGGCAGAGCTAAGTGCCGGAGCTAAAACAAATGCGGCTCAGGTTAGAGCGGCAGATGAGGATCTTACAGTTTTCCAAGCTCGCTGTGATCGTGGGACAGCAAAGGGATTGCTGGCTTTAGCCAAGACAGAATTAATAGCGGCAGAGATGGAGTTCAAACAATGGCAAAGCAATATGGCAAATCAACGCCTCGAAAAACACAGAATTTATAACTCATAGGAACTAAAAATGAAAAATGAAACGCTTAGAAAATTAATGTTTGATCAAGACATCTCTCAGTCGCATTTATCGCGACAGACAGGTGTTCCCCAGCCAACGATTAATCGATTTCTACACGGTCAAACAAAGTCACCAAGCTTTCAGTCGGTAAGAAAGCTGGCTGAATATTTTGATGTGTCGGTTCACACCCTGTACGACGAAATAGCGCCTGAATGAAGGGTAGAACGCCTTCCGCTGAAGAAAGAAAATGGATGTCAGCGGCCTCAGAATTTGGTTGCGTAGTTTGTAAGAAATATATGCGAATCTATTCTCCGGCAGAAATACATCACATTGACGGAAAAACAAAACCACTAGCGCATCTAAATTCGATTGGATTGTGCTACTCCCATCACAGAGCAGGAGAAGATAATGAAAGATTCACATCACGACACCCTTCAAAAGCAAAGTTCGTTGAGCGGTACGGCAAAGAGCAGGATCTTCGAGAGTGGCTTAGAGACAACATCAGGGGGGATTAATACGGCAACACCCGAAGACTGGGATCGACTCCGCAGGGCGCACCCACCGGTTGAACGAAAAGAACATCCCGCAACCTTGAGGGAGGAGAACGTCTATTCACCATCTCACTACACGCATGCAACTGGCGCTGAATGCATTGACATCATGATTCAGTTATACGGTAAGCAGAGGGTAGAGGAGTGGGCTGAAATAACATCCTTTAAGTATCAGTGGCGAAATGGTTCCAAGGATGGGAACTCATCAGAGCAGGACAAGATGAAGTCCATTTGGTACAACCGATTTTCTATGGGAGATGATCCCCGAAATGACTGATTTTATTGTTCGATGTGTTGAAGGTTACGGCTTTTTGCCAATCGTCAGAGATGAGGATGGGGAAGAGATTTACCGTGGTGAATTTCAAGACAATGCACAAGACGCGCTTCAGTGTTGCTTGGATGCATTTGAGAGGGCTCAAAATGATTAATGGAAGAGCGAAGGGTCATGCGTTTGAACGTGAGCTCATCAAGAAATTTCATGATGAGTTTGGGGAGTGTGCAGACCATCTAAAACGCAACCTAGATCAATATCAGGTAGCGGGTAAAGCTGACATTGAGTTCAATAACCTAATGATTGAAGCCAAGCGTTATGCGTCAGGTCACTGGCATAAAGAAGACTGGTGGGATCAGACGATGACATCAGCCGGTGATGAGTATATTCCAGTGCTGATTTATAAGTATGACCGACAGCCGATTAAGTTCGTGTTCCGGCTATCTGACCTAATGGGCAAGGGCTATGAAGATGAGACGGCTACGGTAGATTATGAAACTGGAATCATGCTGATGCGCGAGATGTTGACGTTTTGAAGCCGGATAGGTTCAGGGCCCTCGTAAAAAATGCGGCGGCTAAAATTCAATACCCCCTATGCCTGAAATACATAGAGGGAAACATGCACAAAGACTTCCACGCACTAGCAAGAGCAACTCTAATCTATTACTTACCAAGCCAGATAGTAGGGCTCAAGACTAAGGAAGAAAGGAGAGAGGCAATCAATTCAATACCTGAGATTGCAGATCCGATACACACCAAACAATTCATCATGCACGGCGTGAAGGTACTTTGGAAAAATGCTAATAAAGCTAAGTAAGCAGGACGTTCATAGCTCAGAAATCATGGGTGCCGACACGGTGAAGTTATGCGAGATGCAGGGCTTCAAACCAAGGCTTGAGAATGACCGACAGAGCAGGGTAGAGGCAAACGTCTATGGCTTCAAGGCAGAGTTCGCTGTTGCCCGATTACTGGGCGTAGAGACGCCTACCGTCAACGTAGTGAGTGATGGGGGTGTTGACCTTTGGTTTGAGGGCGTGAGCATCGATGTGAAGTTTAACAATGCAGAGTTTGGCAACCTGATCTTCGACAACATGGATAAATTCAAAAGCAAGATTGCTGTACTGGTTGGTAAGACTAGTGACCCTGATGTAATGCGAGTCAATGGTTGGATCAGTCGTAAGAAGTTTGGGGGTTCACATTTCCAAAAGGACTTTGGCTATGGCTCTAGGTGCGTCATGAAACATCATGATCTGCTAGATATTGAGAGTTTGTGGAAGGTGTTAATGGAGTACCGGTTTAAATAATTTAGACCAAAAAAAATAGCCCCCGAAGGGGCTAGACGCCTAGACTTAACTTCAAGAGTTTGAGGTTCGACCGGCTCATTTTACGTGCATGCTTTGGGTCACCATCACGCCGCCAGTTAGTGACGGTGGTCGGTGACACATCAAGCATTTCTGCAATCGCTTTACTGGTTAATTTATGATCTTTTATCAGAGCGATCAGTTCAGGGTTTTTCACTACTCTTCTCCCATTAGAATGCAACTCAGCAATGCCCATGCCGTGTCAATCTCTGACTGGCTGTACGGAGCATCGCCAATGTTGCGTGTGTACTTGGTGATAACGGCATCCACAATATCAAAGGCTGTCTCGTCATCCATTTTATAGGTAATGCCATCAAGGTTTACCGCCATGCTCTCCGGCAAGTAGATATCACCACCCCGCTCGAAAGTAAAAGGCATCACGCTACCCTCCGCTGTTGTGCTGATTCAATAAAATTAAGCTGAACGCATATTCTCTCTAAAGAATCTTTGTTGCGACGAACAGATGAGTCCATCTCGGCTATTGAAACCAGAGAGTAGCCGCGATCTTTCAGCCGAGCGAATGATATCTTTTTTTCCTCAGCTTCAATTTCGCTTCTGATTTTTCGACATGTTTCATCAAGGTCTAGCCTGATGACATCGAGCGTAGACGTTGAGAGAAGATTGATAAGTTTAAAGTTCATCACGCCACCTCCGTTCAAGGATCCCTAAAACTTGGGTTTTCTTTGAGATTTTGACAGTATGTGCCTCATCCCACCCACCAACACCGTTGGCGTAAAGAGTTAAGGTGTTACCGTTGTCGAGAGTAAAGACTAAAGTATCTCCTCCAGAGTGCCAGAGATGCTCAGGGTTTAACTCTGATTTAATGATTTTCATCACGCCACCTCCGAGCAGTGTTGATCATAATCTGCGGCCCATGCTTCAGAGACTTCATTGATGCCGTAGTCGTAGATTATTTCGTCAGGATTTTGTTTCCACTCATGCATGTATCCGAACCATGAGTAGGCTTCGGCAGAGTCACCGGTGATGAGATAGATACACCCCATATCTCCGGCTTCACTAGCATCTTTGGCGTCCTTGTAACTTCTGCCGCGATACTCAAACTCACCTTCGATATCAACCTCGATCTTGTAACCTTTTGCTAGACCCCATTTAATGAGGTGTAAGTGTGCTTTTTTCATATTATCCTCCTCAGGATTTTGGTTAAAGTTAACACTAGGAAACCACCGTTGCCGGTGGCTTCGTGGTGCTTACTCATACTCCTCAAAACTAACATCAATACCGCTGTCATCTATTTCTAGATGCTCGACATGACCTGACCTTGTGTCGGAAGAACTTACTTCCACAAAATCGCCATTGTCAGCGTCAAGAGCCTCCTCAATCTCACTAGCCCACGCTCCAAGCATCTCTTGCGACCTTTTACTCTCAATCAAATCATCGTCGAGCCATCCGTCAAAAACGCTTGGCTTACATCTAGAAAGTAACTCTTGGCGGATCATCTCCAAACCCACTGCATTTACTCTATGAATTTTCATCACGCCACCTCCGTCTTAAGTTGGTCAATGATCTTACCCATGCGGATAATTTCTGACTTAGCATAAGCTAACGCTTCAGCATTACTAGAGCCTTCAATTATTGCGAGCAACATTTGAGCGGTCTCTTCCCAAGTGGGGGTCATGTCGATGTATTCAGTTTGTGACTGGCTCATGACTTCCCTCCGCTAAAGGTGGGCAGACCCAGATCAGACCATTTGACACTAAGGTCGTTGTGCGTCTTCTCTAGTTCGAGTGCTGTTATTGTTTCTCTCAGCTTCTCGCAAGCTTGGTCAATCAGGCTCTCAATGACAGTTAAGCCGTTAACATCATGCTCAAAGTGATCGTCACCTTGAAACTGTTCCATAAGACCGGAGAGTCTGCTTAACTCCTGCTCTATAGCGTTTAGGCTTTTAGATGTATATTTAGTTTTATTGTTCATAATAATCCCTCCTCAGGGTTTTATTTCAGTGTCGAAATTAACACTAAGAAATCATCCGCAGATGACTTCGTGGTGCTTACTCCTAGGGGCGGTTAGTTACAGCTTCCAATAACTGTTTACCGGCCTGTACCTACAATCCCATGAGTCAATTACTGTACCTGAATCGACTGCTGTTAAGTGACCGCTGTTTCGTACAACTGCCCTACCGTTAAAGTCCCAATCTTGCAACTTGATGTATTTTCCTTGAGCGTTTCTTGGTGGCTTGCATTTAACCATCCCATTGTCTTCACAATACTTTTGCCAAACTTTGTCATGGTTTGGGTATGCTCCGATCTTCAACCCTAAATTCATTAAGTCAGTAAAGACTTCTTGATAAGGCTTACGAAGCACTGCACTGATTGATCTGACTACGCAATCGCCTTTAAATGTTCGGCATATCCTGCCTCCATCCGTTTCGTAATAATCCATATTCCATCCTCCTCAGGATTTTATTTCAGTGTTCAAAAGTTAACACTAAGAAGACACCATGATGGTGGCTTCGTGGTATTTACTTCTTGCGTCGGGCGTTCCATTCCCTCTGTTTATCTCCAACGGTTAAAATGGCTCCGTAACATGCAACCATGAATATACCACAGATAATAATTCCAAAAATAGCATTTAGCATACGCAACTCCAGTGTTATGATGTGGGTGACAGGTCTGGGCAGTGGTCATCCTTGACTAGCTTTTCCTCAGGTCTTGCTCAGATCTGTCACTTTTAGCTGAACATCTCCCTTATTTGATGCATCGCGGTGCGATACTTATCACGCCGCAAAATGCCATTCTGCACGGTGTAAAATGCATGGACTTTGTTGCGCCTCAAGTCTGCGTGAGATTTGAATGCAACGTGGTGACTGCCCTCGATTACCCAGCTCGCGTACCTAAAGTCACCAAGGCGCTTTAGGACGCGATAAGTTTCGGGCTGATCGCCCGTTAGATTTGCTACAAAATAACTCATAATGAAATCCTCCTCAGGATTTAGTTAGTTTTCCAAGACACCCCGAAGGGTGTTTCGACCAGTAACTAACTGGTCTCATCAGTTGGAAAAATTGGGCGGGAGAAAATAAATCCCTCACCCCTATGCCGCATCTTGTAGGGGGAGAGACTCTTGCTTAACATCCATCCAATCCATTACCTTCTGCGCTTCGCTAGCCGCTTTGAAGATATAGTCATTGTCTCCACTAAGGGCTTGAAGCCAAGAGTTAAGGTACTGAGCGTGATCCTCTCTGGGGGTGCTAGAGACATCCAAGTGATTACATAGAAAAGCCT